GATCACCACCAGCATTTAGTATATCCATACGCTTTAATGAAGAACGGTTCTGATGTACGGACATTTGAGTATAACATTGTAGAGTTCAACAAAGGCGGCTATGTGGTAGATACCTATACAGAAACATACGTTTTCAATCCTGAACGTGATATTCCTATTCTTACTAATCATTGTGAGGAGTTTATCCGGTTCTTGGAAGAAAACAGAGCACTTATAACCGATGCTAAAATCTTTGGAGGAGAAAACTAAATGGCAAACACAATCACAGGCCGCATCGTTGAAATCGGCCGGACTGAACAGATACCGTCAAAAGACCTCAGCCGCGCGTTCCTGAAACGCGAAATCTTGCTGGACGCGACACGTTACGACCCATGGACGGGTGAGCGGAGCGGATTCGAGAATTTTCCACAGCTGGAGTTCACCGGTGACAAATGCGCCGAGCTGGACCGGTTTGCAAAAGGACAGGTCGTCACCATCACTTTCGACCTCCAAGGAATGCGCTATCAGGACAAGGACGGAAACGTGAAGTATTTCACCAAGGCACGTCCCTATAAAATCGAAGCCCGGCAACCGGCGCAACAACCGGCACAGGCAACCCAACAGCAGTCCAACCCGACTACATACGCGCAGCAGCCGGGTTATATGAGTCAGCCACCCGTCTATCCTCCGCAGGAAGAACCGCCGTTTTAGCGTATGATTTATGATTTGAAAAATGAATACCAAATACCCAAGTTTAAGGAGTATGTAAACAAACTGTTCAAGGAGCGGGCCGTTGTGGAAGTAAAAAAGAAGCTTCCTAACCGCACGCTTGCCCAAAACAGCTACTTGCATCTTCTTTTAGGGTATTTCGGTAGTGAATACGGTTGCAGCCTCGATGAAGCAAAAATTGATTTTTATAAGAGGACTTGCAACCGTGATTTGTTTGAACGTAAGACGGTCAACAAGAAAGGCAATG